TCTCATCAATTCCGCCAGTGTAAGTAATATTATTTCTTTGTAGTTCTTCTGCCATAATAAACTGAAGAAGTTCACCAATATAGAATTCGAATTCTTCTTTGTTATATTCTATTTGATTATTATGGACTTCATACTCAAAATTAAGTTTGCAAGTATCATCATGTTGCTCTTCAAACTTAACTTTACCGTAAGAATATATTATACCCTGAAATGGTCCAGAAGTCAACTTTATCGCATCATGTCCTGTTTTGCGATTCTCAACAAGGATATAAGGTTTTGCAAGATGGTCACTCATCAAATGCCAATGCCTCAAGTGCTTCATCAAGGTCATCACGCATCATTACTTCACCCTGACCAATTGAATATTTGTTCTTGATAAAATCATAGAATGATTTACTTGTAAGAATTGGTAGCCAGAAATCTTTTGAGTCAGTATCTTTAATACGATACTTTTTATCTTCTACAACCCCAGTCTCAAGATCCACTTTTGAGTACCAACCATTAGATGGCTTAATAACATGTCCTGACTCAAGAGCAACATCCAATAAACCAGACCACTTGCTAAGACCACCTTCAAAAGTAACACTAACAGGAATCTTAGATTTTTCTTTAACATAACGACTCTTCTCTACGTTGATAATAAAGTTATAACCAACAATCTCTGTTCCTTCTTTTTCTTGTTGACGTCCAAGGATATAGACATTGTCTGCTGAATACATTGCGCCAGTACCACCACCGACAATTGCTTTTGGAAATAAACCAATTTCCATATAGGTGTGATTAACAACAACCAAAGGAATATCTTTTAAGTTCAAGTGTGGTGTTACCATACGGAACAAAGACTTCATTTGTTTTGCTCTGGTCATATCTGCTACAGACTTACCTTCCAATGCATCCTCAACTTCTTTCTTAGAAGCAAGATTACCAATAGAGTCAATAACAATAATAAGATGATCACCACGCTCTACGTTTTGTAGTTGTTGCATGATATCAATCTTTAATTGTTCAACGTCTGTAAGAGGAGTGTGAACCACTCGGGATGTATCAATGCCAAAGGTATCAAAATAAGACTGAGGAGTACCAAATTCAGAATCGTAGAAAAGAAGTGCTGCATCGGGATATTTGTCCAAATAAGATTTAGCCATCAACAAACTGAAGGCAGTTTTAAAATGTTTCGATGGTCCAGCCCACATAGTAATACCTGGAGTAAGTCCACCATCAAGGCGACCTGATAAGGCTACGTTGATAATTGGAACTGAAGTAGGAATCATATCCTTCTTCTTAAAGAACTTTGATTCAGATAGAATCGCAGAGTCTTTGATAGTTGAGTTCTTCTTGATTTTGTCTAGGATGCTTGCCATATTATACCTTTAAAAATTCTAACAATTGTGTTTCATTTACCATACCATTTAGACGTTTGATCTCTTTTCCATTATCATCAACGAGAACTAACATGGGAACAGATCTAACATCATACTGAACTGATTCCATAATGTTAGTATCAATATCAATATTCTCAATTGGAATAGTAATCTTATCTCCTGCTCCAGCAATTACCATTGATAACCCTTTACATGGTCCACACCATTCTGCATAAAACTTTTTAACTTTCATATATCCTCCTATGGATTTTGTTTAGAATGTGGAACATCAAATACAAAAGTAATCCGAGTGCAATCACCAATGTTTTCAGTCCCGTGCATAAGTTTGTTATTGAACCAAAGTAAAGTTCCAGGTTCAACAATAACTGATTCGTCGCCTACAAAATATCTATATTTTCCTTGAATGGATAAATGATAACGATCTCTTGTAAGATAATAAGTTCCCTCATCAATATGTAGCCCAACGTGTTCACCTGAAGCAAGAGAAAGGAAACCGCATCTACTGAATTTCTTAAAATTTCTTTTTAGAAATCCTACTATCTCTGTGTGATGTTTGATTGCTGGAGTTGGTACGCAAATCTCGCTGTCTCCTACAAAGTCTTCAGCTTTTTCTACAGCACCGATTACCAACTGAAGATTACCAACTGGGATATTATCATATCCTCTATCGATTAAAGATTGAGCACCCTCGATATTTCGTTGAGCCATCCAATCGTCAGGATGATCTTTTAGTTGTTTCAAAATCTTTGAAACATTAATCCCAGTTTTAATAATCCTAATATTGTTCATATTCTTGGACCAATAATCCAACCAACTAAACTTTTTCTAAACCCAGAAACTACAGGTGTTACTTCATGCAATAGTTTTGAATCAAAAAATGTAACTGTACCATATGCCTTATTTGCTGTAAAAATTTTATCCTGATAATAAATTTTTACATCTCCTCCAGTATAATCTTCAGGTTTTGATATTTGAAGAGAAAACGATAGCGATCGATTCAGAGGTGGATTATCTTCATAAGCATCAGCATGAGAAGAATAAAAACCATTATACTTAGAATCATATTCTGTATACTGTAATGATTCAATTGAGTATAAAACTTTATTAAAGTTTGTTAGATTTACATGATTAATAGCAATCTGAAGTTTATCATAAATCCAATCATACTCTGAATTATCTAACCAATATACATTAGATTTTCTTGCTTGATGACTATGTAAAACAGCTGCATTCATTTCTTCATCTGTAGTAATGGATGAACCCCACCCAGCAATTGCTGCTGTCGTATTAACAGAAGATAGTTGTGAATTAATTTTATCCAATTCTTCTTTGGTAAAAATATTATCTACGGAAAGAACTGGCTGAAAATTTTTTACTTTATTTAAAATATATCTCATCCAAAGAAATCCTCTAATGAACTTTGTTCTGATGTATTCCAACCAAGCGAACCAATAATAATTTGTAGGGCATCGAGAAATACCTTTTCAAATTGTTTATCATAATCTATGTAGGAGTTCAATTCAAACTCTGGTGGTAACTCTTGACTGAATGCAATAACATCTTCTTGGAATGGATTTGGTTTGCGAACATAAACAAATCGAATTTTATCACCATCACGAATTGGTTGATACTTTTTATCAAGACCCATCTTCTTAGTATAGTGATTAAACAATAAAGCACCACGAACATGAATTGGTGTTCCCTTAGAATAGATAGGTGAACCAGCGTATTGTTTCATACCATTAACACCACGAGGAAACGCAATCTCTTCAACAGGAAGTTTCTCAAACTCTTTACGATACTCTAATATGTAGTTCTGTAAATGTGATTGATTTCCTTTAAGAATAACCTCAATCGAATCTCGCAATTTATCACGAATAACTGCAGGAGTAGAGGACTTGACCATTTCAAGACCCATAACTTTAATTTTAGGTTTCTCATATTGAACACCCTCTGAATTATGCACATTAAGAATATATCGTTTCTTGGCAGTCCAGATACCTTTGTCAGCTAGAACCTCACGCTTCATCTGCATCTTCTGACTATACGCATTCATATAGTCTGCTAGTTCTTGGTAACCTGAATCAATGAATGGTTGGAAAACATCTTCACAGATTTTATCCATGAATTTAATTTTCTGTTCATCAGTTTTGCCAGCGCAAGTTTGTTCAACTAATGTTTCAAGAGTAAGGTAGATTGAATCAGTATCAATTGCAACTACATAATCTTTACCTTCAGTCTTCAATGTTTTATTCATGAAGGCATTTAACTTGTTGGCCATCCAACGAATAGACAACTGACCAGAAGTAGTAATACCCTCAGCCATACGAATATCAAAGTAACGGAAATACTGATTACCCATTGCACCATAAGCAGAGTTCAAAGCAATCTTCATAGCCATCTGCAGATTATTCAAACGAGAAATATCTTTCAGCAATTGTTTCTTAGACTTATCTTTTTCATACTCTTGTTGGATGGCAAGCATTTGTTTCTTGAACTTAGAACGATTTTTATACATCTGTTCCATTAACTCTGGCATGAAACCTTTAAACTCTTTAGTATAAGTCCATCCATTGGCAGTCAAAGCAAGATCTCGTTGCTTAACATATGTGGTATCAATTTCTTGATTCAAAAGTTTATCAACAGTAACGCTAATCTTTTCCGATGTCAAAGTTTCAGGACTAATGTTATACTGCATAATCAAATGCGGATACAATGAGTTCAAGTCAAAAGAAGCCATCCATTTATGAAGACCAATAATTGGATCTTTAACATATGCACCCTCAAATTGAGCATCTTTGCCTGAGTGACTCTTGGCAGGAACAACAATACCTTTTTTACGTAGATGATTATAGATAATCGTATCCCACATGCGAACCTGCGAATAAACATCCTCGAAATTAATCTTGGCATTATAAGCCATGGTCAAATGCAATTCGATAAGACGCATCTTGTCTTCTAACTTATCAACCAACTCTACGTCATGAATATTATAATCAACGAATTGCTGCCAGTGATTAGTATAGAAATCTTTAAATGAATCTCCTGGATTTACTTTCTTCTTGTCACCAAGTTCTTCACCAGCAATATAATCCAAACGATAACTTTCCTGTTTAGAATATGTATATTTCTTATAGAGTTCAAGATAATCTAGTTGAGCAATCCCAACGATATCGTAGTGAATCTCTTCATTACCTTTAATGAAAGTCTTTCGTTCATTAACATATCCCCATGGACTCATCTTATTAGATTCGCCATCACCAAGTTCACGCTCAATCCTACGGATAAGATATGGCATATCAAAGAAGTCAGTATTCCAACCAGTGATAACATCTGGATGGCTCTTAGTCCAAAATTCTAGGAATTGGGTTAGTAGGTTTTGTTCATTCTTACAGTTAACATAGATTACATCTTCACGTGGATTGACATATGCTTTACTTCCAAAAGTAATAATACGTTTTGTCTGAAGTTCTTTAACTGTGATAAGAAGAATTTCTTCATTGGCTGATTTAATATCAGGGAAACCATTCTCTGTTGAAGTTTCAATATCAATCGTGAACACTTTAATCTGTTCCATATCCCAATTGATATCATGCTGATAATTATCGCTTATGTATTGATACGCATAGTTTGAGTTTCCATATACAGCGAATCCTTCAACACCATCATAGCGTTTAATAAATTCTCTGGTATCTTTGATTGTGCCTGGATTAATCTCATCAACGAATGTTCCCTCCAGTGTCTTCCACTTGGAGGGTTTCTTGGCAGTCACATAAAGAGTAGGACTAAACTCTAACTTACGTTGATAGCGTTTACCATTCTCAACACCTCTAACAAAGATTCGATCTCCGATAGGGTTTACTGAGGTATAAAATTCCATTAACTCTTTCCATACATTAACATCATAGCATCAAGAGCACAGTCATGAACAGGATGGTGCTTAATAACTTGCGCTCGTTCAAATAAGGGATGATTCACTTCACAATAACCATTAGTTCCACCACTGAGTAAATCAACTGCAGTTCTAACGTCCCTCCACATATTATACCCAGTAATAGGTTGCATGTCAAGTTTTTTAGCAAGCGAATCAATTACCATTTGATCAAGAGAACCCCTTGCCCACATAGTTTGACCATTTGCATTAATATATTTGTTCATATAATTATGTAACTCTTTAATTGCATCTTCTGCATACATATCTATTGAATTTGCATCAAAAGAAACACTACGAACATATTCGTGTTGGTTTGCCCACCACTCTAGTGTTCTCACATCAACAGTTCTACCAAGACGTTTTGCTTGATCTTTTGCGTTCAACTTAACAAAGCACGCATTGTCTAGCAAGTCTTGATAGGTTGGACGTTTCTCTGGGTCAAAGTGAAGCAATGCTGCCGATAAAACAACAGCATTAGATTCAACACCCAAAGTTTCTACGTCAAATATAAACATTAATAATCCCTCTTTTCGCCTTCTTTGGTGAACAGAGTATTAATCTTTTGTTCATCTGTCCAATCCTTAAGATAATCATTTTCAATATCGCAAATGTCAAGTGCTTCTTGTTCAGAAACAACACGATGGCTAAAAATAGTTTCACCAAGATATGTCTGAGAAAATTCTTTGGCAGTTTCCATAGTGACATCATCAAGAGCATATTCAGGGTGATCCTTTGGAGCCTGAACCATATAACTTACTTTATGCTGTGCAATACAGTCAACCTTTACCCATACTTTATCATTCATAACTATTACCTTTCATTGCTAATGCTTTGTTTAAAGATTTCTGCGCAGAACGCAAACCAAATTCCATCTCATATCTTTGTTGTTTGAGTAAATTAATCTCACGAGATTGTTTTGTATTCTGTTCATATAACTCGATGGTATCTTTCTTAAGTTTTTCAACCCAAGTGTTTACTTTATGAATAGTTACCCATGATCCATCAGCAAGTTTAGTATGACCATCACGAGTGCGGAACTCATCAGTCCATCGTTCACCATTTTTATAACTTGGCATTGGTTCAAACAAAAACAATTCCTGTTGTTCTAATTTGCGTAAGAGAACGTCAAAGTTTTCTTCGACCATATCTTTACCGTAAAACATTATTCATCCCCTTCATCAGATTCATATTCTTCTTCTTTACCATTCATTTCTGCATGAATATCACACAGAGTCATATGCCATCCATCAGTATAAGTTTTACCTGGAGCACCACACTCTTCACAAGTACGATAACTCATAGACTCAGCAAAAGTAATATACTGATAATGTTTATCAGTTGCAGCCTGAACATAGAATCTTAGTCCACCGAACTTTTCTTTTACTTGAACAGCAACTGGAACTTTCAGACTTTCTTCGTCAAGTTTTGTTTTTGCTTCATCAACAGCTTCTTGTGTTACTGTTTTTGTTCCGTAAAGAACATTACCAACACCTGTTTCTATAAGATGTTCATAACGACTTTTTGCGCTACGATAATCGCTTGTCAATAGACCACAAAGAGTATCAATGATATTATACCAACCATCACCAGTTTCAAACCCCCAGCACATTGCTGTGTGTTGCATATTCTCGTGACGATCTTTAAAGATCAGAGGATACTTTGCACAGAGTATTTCATCAAGTTCACGTTTCATTATACTGCTCCAATCATTTGTTTATACATTGTCAATTTTTCATTATTTAATTTTGGGATATCATAGCGTTGTATTAATTCATCTTCAGTGTATGTTAATATATCTTTCAACGAAATACCAAGATTCATATATGTCAACATCTCAAATCCACTAACTTTATTTTTACTGCTCATCAATTCTGAAAAATAGTTTGAAACATTTATCATATCATCAAAACCAAAACCCTGTTCTTCATGATACCATCTACCATTCGAATCAAACTTATATCCATAGACTTCTGAGTTAACTGAAAACTCAGAACCATAAAGATTAACACCTTTGCTCCTATCAAAAATATGCAGAGGATTAATAACAGTTCTCTGAGCAGGGTATTCTGAAGACATAAGATATGTTTCAAGTTCTCTAAAATACTTCTCATCATCATACGGTAAACCAACAATTAATCCTACTACAGTATTAACCTTACCATCCCATTTTTCTCTCACCCAGTTTAGACGTTTCTTAATTCTATCTGGGTGCAAACCTTTACCAATTGCTCTAGCACTTTTATGATTGAATGATTCAATCCCAAAAAAGTTACCAATCAAACCAGCTTCTAAAAGAAGATCTGCTTGATGCGGGAATCTATCAATCAAATCAAGTCGAAGAAATGCGCTAAACTTAGGTTTGAACGGCAACGATGTAAACAACTTATGAAATTCTTCCATCTTATCATTATCATCATTGAAGG